GCGGGCAAGGTATGCAGACAAGAGCTCGTAAAACTAAAGATCCGTACCCTACATCTGCTAGGGGTGGTAAGGCGAGGAAAGGCTAATGGCATTTAAATATTCTCCAATGAAGCCTGCCTCTAGGTCTTCTACTACTAAGCCAAGAAAAAAACAAGTTAAGAAACCTGCTGGAATAAAGAAACCTAAAAAGTTTTCTACTGGGTAGGAGAATGAAAAAATTATGGATGTTGCTACTGCTTTTACCATTAGCAGGTTCAGCAAGGATGTATCCTCAACAGGTGCCCACAACATCAATATGTTGGGACAGTTTTGAAGAGGCAGTAACATATCACAAAGATATACTAAAGGAATTCCCAATAGGAAGAGGATTTATAAATAATCCTAAGGGTCCAACTTTTGGAACTATTTTAGTAAATCCAGAAACACCATCGTGGACATATGTTCATTTCCATCAGAATATAGAGACAGGAAAGCAAGTAGTTTGTGCCATGGCCTCTGGTACTGAATGGGAACATGTTGCATCTCCAGACGAAAATAATAAGGTAGAAATGTGAGTAACGGAAATCAAATGAACAAAAGTCTATCTGTAGGTCACTTAGTAGCTACGGCAGGTTTAATTGTTGGTGGTTTCGCGTTTATATATGATTTAAGAGAGAGTGTAGCAATACAGGAATTTCAACTTGTATCTTTGGAAAATAGGGTGGGTAGGATAGTTGAAAGAACTGATGACCAGTTTGGTGAGATTATGCGCCGATTTAATATATTAGAGGAGAAGTTAGATGAGCTTGTTTTATCTTCCCACAATAACAAATAATGAGGAAATTGAATGGAAAAAGGTTCTTCTTAAAGTTTATCTATGCTGGTCTATCTGCGTTGATATTACTGCCTTTAGTGCTTTGGTCTGGTATATTTTTAAATGATTGATTTTAATCACCTGACCAAAATTAAGGAGAGTTACTTTGTTCATTTTATTTTTGTCATACGGCTTATTGTTGGCTTTTTATTCCTTGCTTGTATATCTTTAATACACGGATTGTTTCCTTTTATACTAACTAATACTGTATCTAAACAAGTAGAAGCCTTAAATACCAGGTTAAAAGAAAGATGAATTATGACAAATTTACAAAGGGTAGTTCATAATCATTTTAGTAAAATATATGGTAAGAATAAAATACCAACCTATTTAACGAGCTATAGAATTTTTATAAGTATAGTTGACGCTAAATTAGAATCTAGGAGAACTGGAATTGAAAATAGATGCTAAATTTTTTGGTGCAATTATCTTTCTGCTAGCGCAGGCTATTGCTGCAGTAATCTGGGGGGCTTCTTTAAGCGCAGAGGTTTCTAGATTAGCAGCCATACAAGACAGGGCAAATGAAACTTCATCTATTGAACTGATTGCCTTCAGATTGGACGGTCTCACTAGAGAGATAGAAGACATGAAGGAGATGGATAGAGAAATCATAATGCAGCATGAGAAGTTGTTTACACTTTTGGGTAATCAAGCCAGATCTGGTGGTCCATCTAATGCTTACGGAAATTACTAAAATGGACTACTACTATAAATTTAACAAAGTCTTTAGAGGTAGGTATACTGGAAGAACAGGAAGGTGAGTGACAGCATTGATGTAAGCGACAAGACTAAATTCGCTATGCCTATACGCAATTTAATCTCATTGATTGCTTCGGTTGCGGTAGGTGTCTGGGCTTACTTTGGTATCATTGAAAGACTAAATAGAATAGAAACGGAGATGATCCTTGTTAACTCTGATCTAGTAAAGAACACAGAGTTCAGAATTAAATGGCCCAGAGGTGATTTAGGCAGTTTACCTGCGGACGCCGAACAATTTATGCTTATAGAGCACCTCAGCGGGGAGTTTGACAAACTTCTCCATAATATTGAAACAGGTAAAGCCCCCTTTGACCAACAACAAGCACTCACTCTGGATTTCTATAAACAGAGAATAGAAACTCTTGAAGGAAAGGTTGAGACATTAAAAGATAACGTAGCAAACTTGAAGGCGCATAACGGTAATGATAATTAAAACAATGTTTGTTCTCATGCTGTTCCTAAATGGCAATGTCATTGAGTTCATGGGACATTATGAAAACGAACAGGGTGAATGGGTAGAGATGGGTGTACCCGGATGTCTATCTATGAAGAGAACTTTATCAAGAAACGGATGGAAAGACAACGCTGACACCAATACCAGATACGCCTGTGAAAAACATGAAGTTGCAGTAGAAGATAACTGGGAAGGAAGAGAAGTAGTAAGGAAGATCCTTGACTAATGATAATAACAGAGGCAGCACAGAACAAAATAGATCAAGTTCTCAAAGGGGATGGGTTTCTTGAGGTATGCCTAGAAGGTGGAGGCTGCTCTGGATATCAGATAAAACTTAAAGGAACTTCAGAGATTCCTTTGGATGCACAGATGCTATCAGACACAATCTTCTCTGATCCTATTTCCCTTGAACTATTGGGGGATGCTGAGATGGACTGGGATGATGATCCATTCAAGCCATCATTCAAATTCACACCACCTACAGGATCACATTCTTGCGGGTGTGGATCAAGTTTTCAACTAGACTAACGGAGACAATATGAAAATAATTAATAAAGTATGGGCCGAAATTAGGGAGAAGCCATTATGGGCAATTATAGCACTTATAGTAGTGCTTTACGTATTGGCATAATACTTCTTTGTTTACTGAGCATAACAGGCTGCAGCCTGGGGAAGATCAAGTCGGGCCTGATAACTGGCGCGGCGACGAGCGCAGTTGTTGGTGCCACGAGTGTCTTACCGGGGGGTGTGATTGTACCGACGGTAGCCGCGGGCTTAACGGCTGCCAGTGTCTCTGCTCTGAGTGCCGAGGATAAAGCTAAAGGTGAACCAGTAGAAGTCCAAGCAGAAACATTTGTACAGGAAGCACCTGATAATTTTTGGACATTGCTGGGCAAATTGATTTCAATGGGCGGTTGGGCATTAATATTAATAGTGGTTGTTCCGATGTTGTTTTCTTGGCTCATGCCCGGACCAATTCAGTTTAAAAAGAAAGGTAAATAGTTATGGCTAGAGAGATGAGGGGTGTTAACGCATTAGAGGGTCCAGAACTTGGAGCTATAATGGCTCAGGCCATGCGTCAAAGAGTTCGTAATAATACCACCACTGCACAGAGAAGTAATCTTCTTAGGGAATTGGCTATGGGTGGTCGTGATGCCCCTTCTAGGAGAGAGGCTGAGGAGGCTCGTACAGCAGAGTATGAAAGGTTACAGAATGATCCAATTTTTCGTGAGCAGGTGAGAACTAACAGAGAATTGTCTGAGAGACTTCTTATGGAAGATGACATTCGTAGACAACAAATGTTAGCGGGAAGAGATAGAAATCCTCCCATGCCTCAACAGCAAGTCTCTCAAGATGGACTTGGAGAGCTTACTGCTGAAGAAGCAGCAGTGTTATCTCAGATGGAAACTGATAGAGCAAATCAACCAGGAGATCAAGGATTTACATCCGAAGGATATATACCAGGTGGGGCTGATGCATTACCTGGGGCTGTTCAACCTCCACAGCAACCACAAGTAGCTGGTTCAACTGGAACTTCTCAATCTCAGGCTGGTCCACAGGGATTTACTTCTCCTGGATATGTTCAGGGAGATCAGGCAGGAACAGCAGATACAGTAGCAAGTAATGCGCTTAAATGGTTGAATGAACAGTTTAAGAAAGACGAGCAACCACAAGGTGGTAGTCCTGAAGGTCTTCAACCGTTTACACCACCGGGAGAGCAGGGATTTACATCTCCAGGATACTCTCCAGGTAGTGGTCAACGAGAAGGTGAATCTTTTATGGATTTCACTCAAAGACAGCACCAAGAGAAATACCCACCGCAGGGAAGTGGTGTAACAGCTACTGGATTAGGGGAACAAGCGTCAGTACAGGGTCAATCTACATTAGGAATGACTCCAGATGAACAGATGAAGTTAGAGGCCATAACTGAACAATTACAATCATCTAGGCCAGATGCTAATGCAGATTCTTCAGTAAGTTGGCCAACTATTGGTAAGACACAGGGAGCTCAGACTCCAGGTGGATTTACGTCTGGAGGTTATAATCCAGATGTTGCTCAACGACCTGGTGAATCGTTTATTGAATATACTCAACGTATGCATGAGAGAAATTATCCAAGTGGTAGTGGAAGTGCAGATGAGATAATAGGAGCATTATTAAAACAGTACGGAAGTCAACTCCAGGCTGCAGGATATGGAGAACAACTAGAAAAGTTTGCTTCTGGTAATTATACCAAGGCAGATATTGACGGTCTTATAGGACAATTTGGAAGTAGGTTACCTAAGAAGATACTTAGTCAACTTCAACAAGCATCAGAAAGCATGATAGAAGGTGACGAAAAAGCTAATATTGTAGTAGAAGAAATAGCAGGATTGGATCCTAATTATGGTGGAGGCACTACATCTAGTGGTTCTTCATCTTATGGAATGGCCACAGACAAGGAAGGAAATCCACTTGGATTTAATGCTACAGACTATAATCCAAATGTTGCTATAGGTCAAAATGAATCTTTTACGGACTATATGCAGCGAATGCATGAAAGGCATTATCCAAGTAATCCTTGGGTAGATCCTGATAGGGCGTAGGTTAATACCTACATTTTTTAACTAGGTGTACAATATAGGAGTATTAAAATGGTAAGGAGCGTAATGTTGAGAAATCCTCACGTGAGAGCAATGGATAGATTTTTTGAAACAGCTTTGGACAGAAGTTTCAGTCCTTTCGCTATTATGGACAAAGTATTGGAATCTGTATCAGAACCAATTCCTCCAGCACATGGACAGGAGTTTACCTTCTATAAGATGGTACCAGTGCATTATCGCGTGGAACATCAGGAAGACGGTTCTGTACATTACAATATCGTCAAAGAGGTAGAAGATGCCGATAAAACGGTGCAAACTGAAGAGCGGTAAACAAGGTTGGAAATGGGGAAACAAAGGTAAATGTTACCCATCCAGGAAGCAAGCCGAAAGGCAGGCAAAAGCTATATATGCTTCTGGATATAAGGGAGGTTAAATGCTTCCTGAAATTATTGATGAGGTTTATTCCTCAACAAAAAATGCAGATGCGGCTAAGCAATTTGCAGCTTGGGCGCAGACTGCACCATTTGATGCTGTTGTTCAGGCATATGCTGATTGTCACAGGGACACTAATATTGATGATTCTTTTATTAGGACTCTCGGTCAGCTTGACAGGTACTATCTTGGTGTGTTTTTGTGTAATCGCCATGATATGTTACATCCATGGATATATGATAGATGTAGAGAAGTTGAGGAACAAAGAGATAGTAGATTAGATCTTTGGGCCAGGTTTCATTATAAAAGTTCTATAATAACATTTCTTGGTACTATACAAGAAGTTTTATGTAATCCTAATATAACTATAGGTATATTGTCATTCTCTGCAAGACAGGCGAAACCATTTCTTCGTCAGATAATGCAGGAGTTTGATTCTAATGAAAAACTTAAAGGATTATATAAAGATATATTATGGGAGAAACCTAGGTTGCAAGCTTCCAAATGGGCGGAGAATGAAGGTATATGTGTGATGAGATCTTCTAATCCAAAGGAGCAGACTATTGAAGCTCATGGACTTGTAGATGGTCAACCAACTGGAAGGCACTTTGATTTAATAATATATGATGATGTAGTGGTTCAGGAAGCTGTCAATACCCCTGAACAAATTAGCAAGACTACAACTCAATGGGAGTTGTCATTGAATCTTGGATCTACACATTCTCCTAGGTATCAATATGCTGGAACTAGATATTCATACGGAGATACATATGGAACTATTCTTCAGAGAGCAGCTGTAAAGCCAAGGATACACGCGGCTACTTATAGTGGCACAATGGATGGTGAACCTGTTTTTCTTGCCAAAGAACGA